TCTTGCCTATGTAGACAATTGCCTCTGCCTCCGGCCCGAGGGTGACAGTGGTGTCATCTCCTGACTCTCGGAGGGTTTCAAGCAGTTCGATCAGTTCATCTGGCTTTTTCATGGCGTCGTATCTAGTTACAGAAATGAAGTTCACGGATCGCAAAGAGTTCACCTACGACCCCGTTTTGTTCAAACGGAGTGATACTCAAACTGCGCTGAAGATGCACGCTGAATACGTTAGGCAGTACAGCGCCCAGCCCTACCCCAAGTTTTTTGAGGTCAATCGAGCGGATAGCAAGTACGATGATCTTTGGCATGTGCCGTTGGATGATAGAACAGTTTTCTCTCGTGTTCTTGAGCTTCCTGCAATCAATGTGTTTGAGAAGCCGGACTGGCGGATGACGGTCCTGGGACTAGTGCCAACTCGAAAAGACAAATTTTGGCTGTCAAACCTTGCGCTACAGGAGTTTGACTACTTTCCAGAACGTGGGGATCACGTCTACTACAACGGCTACCGCTACACCATTCGTGACGTTGTTCTTGATCCCTCAGCTTACTGGCAACAGACAGGCGTATGGCTTGGTCTAGTGTGCGAGTGCATTATCGCGCCCCAGGGCGATGCCCGGCCTATACTGGACGTTGGAAACACCGTTCCACGGGAAACGTCGGAGACTCGTCTTAAGCCTGAAGTATGAGCGAGTTCGCGATGACCGAACAGCAGTTTGGCGGTTTTGGACAGCTATTTGTAGACATCCTGTCCGAGCGCATAACGCCTGAAGTTAGGGCGGAAATGGCTAAAAATCTCAAGGACTGGCTTGAAACTGAAGCACGAGTTAAGCCCGTGCCAGATATTGCGACCAGAAAAGCTAAGATGGCCGTCAGGTTTGACAAGCTAGCGGCTGTAGCGACATTTTCCAAGGATGGCGACGAGATCGTAGTTAAGGCGTCGGGGGAGAACTCAGACACCGTTAAAATGCTCGAAAACGGAACAGACTGGTTCGACCCCTGTGAAAGCGTAGTTAGGGTGATGATTTCCGCACTGCGGAAAACGTAACTGAGCAAGATTATGAACGACAAGATCAATCAAGTCATCGAAACGGCAATTCAGAAGCCGAGGAAACAGGCCGTTACCGAAGCCGTCAACAAGCTGCTTGGTGAGAACGTCAAAGCGGGCGATACCGTCGCTGTCGTTGACGACGAATCCGCAACAGTGAGTGGCTTCATTGGCCAGGGCAAGGTCAAGGGCTTCGAGAACAAGGACAGCGCCTTCGCTGAAGTCGAGCTTCCGAACGGAACCGTCGTGCGATGCCAGCGCAGTCTTCTGATCCCCGTCTGATAGCCTGCCAGTCCGCAGTGAAAGTGTCGAGGGGATTACCTCCTCTCTCAGCCGCTCCAGGTCCCTATGCCTGGAGCGGTTTGTTTTGTAGTTAGGGCGTATGGCAGCCGATTCGACGATTACAGTTCACGGGGGCGCACTGGGGGCAACCTCGATGCGCTACCACGAGTTGGCCATGCAGGCGTGGCTCTACAGCCGGTTCCACGTTCGCGAAGGCTATCCAGTTCCCGTCGTGTTTGGCACGCCGATGGATGCGTTTTCCAAATTCAAGGACTTGTGGGCTAGAGATAAGAACCCGTTTTCCTACCTGTTCGACGTGAAGGACGAGAATGGAACACCGCTCTACGAGCCTCACCCATCCGTTCCGCGATACCCACTCATATCAGTCATGCGAAAAGGGTGGAAGTACCGTCCCTACCAGAATTCGTCTATCCACCTGTGGAGAGCCATCAACTGGCCTACTGTGAGCGGCGATGTGAAACGGGAAGACCTTGGCAGCGTCACGACCAGCTACATGCCGATGGCATGGGACTACAAGTTCCAGATCGACTACTACAGCACCAGGCCGGATACTCAGGCGTTCTTCATCGAGCGCATGATGCGCCAGTTTTTCAGGACCGGGGGCACACCGCAGACGTGGATCAAGGTCAGTTATCCTGGCATTGGAGAGCACCTAGTCAGAATGTACCTCCCGGACAGCGGGATTGACTGGGCCACCCCGGACGTGCCCGACTCTGACAAGATCATGGAGTACCGAACCACTGTCAATGTGGTTCTCGAAGGCTTTTCAATCGACGTTGGATTCTTGGTGCAGCCTACTCTGTGGACGCTGGTCATAGGCAACGACCCGGCAAGTGTAGACGAATTGACTCAGATTTCTCCCGTTGCGACCGAGAACCTTCGCATAGGAAATGCGAATCCAACCATGCTTGCGAGAGCCAACATACCGGCAAACGGCACCGGTACTGTTCCGGCGTTCGGACAGCCGACAGTACAATACGTAAGCCTTGGAACAGGCACGCCCGACACCGCTGGCCCGTCGTATGTAAGTCCAGCGGCCTATGCCTATGGCATTATGTCTGGGGAGGCGTTTGGCACGCCGACAATTGTGCAAACATGATTTGTAGACAAACAGCAGAGGAGTCGCACAAACCTGAGTAAACGAGAACGTGCGTAGTTAAAGCAAACCGAGAAGAATTTATGGCAACAGCAAGAGCAAAGACATTCCCAGGGGTCTACACGACCATCACGGATCAAAGCTTTTTGACGCCGACCGAGAGCCGATTTCGAGTCGGTTTGATCGGCGTATCATCCAAGGGTCCGGTGAACGTTCCTACACGGGTGTTGTCCCTGAAGGATTTTCGACGCCAGTTCGGCAACTCGCTGGGTAGCGGATTCTACCTGGCCGACGCCGCTGCTATCCTGTCGGACCTGTCAGACGGCACTTACATCCTCCGTGTGGCGCACCAATACACCGAGGTTGCCAACTGCAACGCATCGGGCACGGCGGGCACCTACAAGCTCTACACCGCCAAGGCACCGGTATTCGACCCGGCCAACTTTGACAGCGATCCAACCACGAACGTTTACCTCCGCATCACCCAGACTGGACTGCCCAGCACGGTTAATGCGGTGGTGGCGGATGCGACCGGTAGCGACATCGACGGCACTTACATCACCCTCCGTTCCAACGCGGGCGATCCTGCCCTGGCTGCCAGCTACACGTCTGCCGACATCTCTTACAGCGAGCTGGAAGGTGCTGCGAACAACGCCGAATCTACCCTCTACGCCTACAATTACGAAGCTACGGCCCTTACCGGCACTATCTCCGGTGACAAGAGCGCGTTCCAGCTTCAGTACACGGGCGGCGGCGGTGCCTCTGACTGGGTTGTTGGAGCGGTCTACAAAATCGAAGAAGCCAGCCGGGTAACGACTCTTGAAGTCCGTGTTAAGCGGGTTTTGGCTGACACGCCGGTCCTGGTTGAGTTCGAGACGGCAGACATCTCTCAAGTTGGCTACCAGGCTGTCGCCCTACAGGACAGCTACACGGCTGCCACTGCCTACCGCATCGACGGCACGGTTTCACCTGTAGCCGCCCTCTACCTCATGGCTGCCTCTCCTGGCACATGGGCAAACGGCGAAGACTCGGCCACCGGGCTGTACGTCAAGGTTCGTCCAGGCACGAAGGCTGGAACAAAGAAACTCGAAGTGTACGAAGATGCCTCCTTGGTCGAAACTTTCGATAACCTCACCACCGACTCCAGCAGTGATGACTACTACGAGACGGCCATCAACGGCATTTCTGCGGCGATCACTGCGGCTTACGTCGGCAATGGACACCCGGCCAACTCGTCTGATCCCTGGGATACGTCCCTTACGGTCAGCACGACTCCGAAGTCCATGCCGAACGGCCCTATCAACGACGGCCAGGCAGACGGTGCCCACGGCAGCTTTGCCAATGGTGCAAACGGTGCCAACATCACTGACGCCGACATCATCGGAAGCGTGGACCCGAGCGACGACAGCCTTACAGGCATCAAAGCGTTTGAAGACGTGGAGCAGGTAGAAGTTGACTTCATCTGTGCTCCAGGTATCCAGCAGGGCGAGGTATCTGTGTCGGTTATGCAAGAGATGGCTCGCGTGGCCCTGAAGGTCAACGCTGTGGCCCTGGCTGACATTCCTCGTGGTCTCACCGCTCGTGAAGCGGTTGATTGGCACAATGGCGTAGGTCTTTACCAGAGCCGTGGAGGTCGCATCAACAGTCGCACTCTGGCTCTGTACTGGAACTGGTTCACGATGTCTGATCGTTTCAGCACGGACCCGAACAACACGAAGGTTGTCCCGCCGACGCTGGGTGCCCTTCGCTGCCTGGCATTCACATTCCTGTCAGCCAAACCGTGGTTCGCTGCGGCTGGCTACACTCGTGGTCTCATCCCTGAGGCTTTGTCGGTTGACTATCCGAAAGTCTCTGAGGACGCCAAGTCGAGCATGTATGGCAACGGCCAGTCGGTCAACCCCATCCTGCTCAACCGTGGTCAGATCATGCTGTGGGGCGAGCGCACCATGCAGATTGCCGAGAGCAAGCTCTCCGTGGTTCACAGCAACGTGCTAGTCCACTACGTCGTCACGAACATGGCTGCCATCGCACGCCGATTCGTGTTCGACCCTAACGATGCCGAGTTGCTCACCCAGCTCAAGCTGGTATTCACCGAGTTCCTGGACTCCGTGAAGAACGAGCGCGGTATCGAGCAGTACAACCTCGTCATTGACGAGTCGAACAACACTGCCGATTCCCGAAATCGCCGCGAAGTCAACGTGGACCTCTACATCATCCCGGTGGACAGTGTGGAGCGCATCTACATCAACGCAATTGTCCGGGAATCCGGTGCCAACCTCGAAACAGTAAACGGCTAATCTTATGGGACGCATTCTTTACGCAAACACGTTCGGTTCTCAGGGCAGCAAGCTCGACTTGCAGCGCAATGACCTGTGGAAGGTGTACATCTCGCTGCCTGCCGCAGTCAACATCAACTGGGAGCACGAGGTACAGTTCGCAGTCGAGAAGTTTCCATTTCCTGCAAGGGAGAAGGAACACATTCCTGTCAAGTACTTGCAGCAGACAAACAAGCAAGTTGGTGGAGACACCGACCTTGCTACGGTGGAGCTGACTATTCGCTACGCCTTTGCTGCACGCACTGCGGAAGCCCTCGAAAAGTGGTTCTGGCTCGTTGCCAACCCGGTTACGGGCGGCGTCGGCCTGACCTCAGAGGTCAAGAGCAAGGGATACTTCCAGTACTTGGTGCCCAACATGGCTCGCCAGGCTGCCGATCTCCAATCCGGTGCTCAGTCCAGCCAGGACACCCTCAAGGCTGGCCTGCGATGGGTCCTGGAAGGTGTTTGGCCTAAGTCGTTCAAGATGACTGACGCCGACATGTCCACCGGCAACGCGGTTTCGATGTGCCTTGTCACATTCGCCATCGACCGTTATTACCCGGAGAACATCAATCGGATGATCGTTGACATTTAAGCTCATGGTCTCCCAGGGAACAGAATTCAGCCACGTAGCCAGGCCGGAAGGTCTGGTTACGGTGTCGGGCATTCGCCTGGCAAATGGCAAGTCTATCACCACTCAGCAGGCTGTGGACTGCGGGTGGATCGTTCCTATCAAAGGCATGTCGCCCGCAGGATGGGGCCTGGAGAGGCACGAGGTATCTCTTGGGTCCAACCTATTCCTTGACCAAGGACGGCAGCTACTCGCCTACTGCTTCGGTTTCAGAGCGCCTATCTCCGATTTTACCTGCCAAAAGTACAGTGTTGGCACAGGCACCACAACGCCTCAGGTCACAGATGTCGCTCTTGAGGCTCCGATCACGCTGGCGTCCACAAGCTCAACGATGGCGGACGTTGACGGAATTGATTTCTTGTCGCCGTTCGTCGTGCGGGTATCCTATACGATTGCTCTGGGGGACGCCAACGGTTATCTCATCACTGAGCGTGGCCTGCTGAGCGGAAACGGAACCTTGTTTGCCCGGCACGTAACGACGGCAGGCATCAACAAGACGGCTGACTTCTCCCCAACGCTTACATGGAGGATTCGATTCTGATGAGCACCCTGGCACGCAGACTGATCGGTGAGGATTTCAGCCTAAACCCGAACTACACCACCAACGACACGGTAAAGGGCGGTGACTCGCATGTCATCTCTACACGCGCCAAGAAGGAGGGTGATGAGTACCAGCAGACAGGTGAGGAGAGGCGAGAGGTCGCCCTGGCAGATAAGATTTTGAAGGCTGCTCACAACATGGCACAGACGCCGGATGTTGAAGAGGTAATCCGTCTGGCAACGGAGCTGAAGAAGATGCACGGTGTCTAACACGTAGTTACGATATGACAATCAACGTCACAGATACACAGGTCGTAGGTGAGACAGTCTCAACGCTGTTCAGCGTCCTCCAGCAGGGGCCGGTAGCCATGCTCGTGGTCATCAAGAATACAGGCGTCAACACCATGAACTACCGCTTCCAGGAGTACAATGGGAGCGCCTGGGTTGACCTTGGAGCGAGCGGCAGCGACTACTACAACACTCTAGCCGAGGACGAAGTGAAGTCGTTCAAGGTCAGTTCCAGCTACCCGCAAGTGCGCGTGGTGGGCAATGCCTCTGGTGGTGCATCCCTGGACTTTGACGTTCTGCGCTATGTGGAGCGGGCCAGCGGCGGGGCGCTACCCATCCTCAACCTGTAACCGGATTTATTCCTCTCGATCACGGGCATTCCCTACGGAGTGCCCGTATTGTCTGTACAGGCCAAGGTAGTAGCTCATCAGGCGCATGAGTCCTTCAGGTTGAAGCAGCCGAGGTTCGGGAAGCACTAAAGGAGACGGGTCCGGGACTCCTGGCACGTCAGGGCTGAGCAGCGTGAGTTCCAAAGCTTCCTCAAATTCTTGTGCTCTGTCTCCTGGAATCTGGTCCATAATAGCCTGTAGAGCCGCATCGAACTCCATGTCTGGAGTTATGGCCTCAAACAGTTTCTCTACCTTTTTGGGTCCCCAACCCTTTATGCCTGGAATCTTGTCGGCTGAGTCACCCTGGATAGCCAGGGCAATAGCCACCTGGCTTGGCCGTTTTACATGCCACTTGGAGCAAATCTGGCGCTTTGACACCATACCCTTGGAGTTTATGTCGAAGATCGAAATCCTATCGCTGTTCAACTGGTGAAGGTCTTTGTCAGCGGAAGCTACTATTACGTGGTCAGAAGTGCTACGCAGAGCGACAGTAGCTAGAAGGTCATCGGCTTCATAGCCCTCTATCCTGCAATTCGTGGTACCAAACAGGAACTCTACGGCAGCGGCGACGACCTGTTTTGTGGACTCGTAAGACTCTGGCCTCGCCGCACGTCCCTTGTCTTTCTTTTGACCTCCGTCCCAGCAGAACAGGGAGCGGTTGACACGCTCCCCTAGGCGCTCCGGGTTAAACAGCATCATGGCCACATTCAACGACGCTATGACCGCCTGGTGTGGGTCTTCATCAGCAGCATACCACGCTCTTGCGTACACGCTGTTGGCGTCAACGAGTAGGTCGGTCATATCTCTCTTGTATTTCCCTGGTCGATGTAGTCTCTAGCCCAGTCGATCATCTGATTCAGGATATAGTCAGGGACATCTTTAAGGTTCACCACCAGTCCCCCGCGAGCATTCCATGCGAGGTCAAACATCTTGCGCCATCGCAAGAATGTTGCCTCATAGCTCGCCAGCTCGAAAAAAGTCGCGATTCAATTCCAGGTTGTAGGCGTACTTATGCCCGCAGACCTCGCACTTTTGCTGAACCGTGGTATCGAGCTGGGGATGGCGGCGACCCTGTTCCTTGGCTAGGAACTCAGCGTCTCTCGGAGACAAGGCGTTATACCACTCCAGAATTTCGTCGGTGCTATCAACAGACCCCCCGCCAACCGTCTTGATTGGGAGTAGAATGACCGCAAGCATGTCAGGCATCTTTTCCCTCTGCTCCGGGGTCCTGTCCATGATGTACATGTTGTCGCCGACCGTGATCGGCCTAACCGTTACAGTGTCCTTGCTGTCAGGCAAGATGATGTCCTCTTGCCCGGTA